ATAATAAGTCATGATTAATATTCTTGGCTCTACATTTAACTCTCTTGCCCATTTTATCTCAAGTTTATCAAAACTTCCTGCTTTAATCAATGAAATCATTGCAGTTTTATTAAGCGGACAACGAGCTAAGAAATCCTTAAAACTAACATAAGGGCGTCCCGCAATGATCTTTTCTATTACCTCTGAATTGATTCCACCTAATGCTTTTAAACCAAAAAGAATCTGATTGTTTTCTACATCTGGTTCAAAACTATAATTAGATTTATTTATATCTACCAAAGATACTTTTATTTCTCTTGAGATAATTTCACTGAGAGCTTTGGCAGTTTTAGCGTAATCTGTAGTACCGTCTTCTTCTAATGAACCGCTATTAGAAATTAGACAAGCACAATTCCAAAATATGATAGGATATTTATAAGCTAAATTCATTTCTTGTAAAGCTACAAGGGAATAAGCGAGACAGTGGCTACGGTTAAAGGAATAACCACGCTGTACCTTTAATAAAACATCCCAAACATAATGTGCTAAATTTTGAGAACAGTTATTCTTTTTAATATTTTTATAAAATATATCTTCGCACTCTTGAAACAATTTACCTTGCTTTTTCGCAATACCCTTACGGCATTTATCTGCAAAAGTTAGACTATTTCCACCTAACCTAGGTTCTTGTACTAAAGACATAAGTCCTTCCTGTGACTCGCAGATTCCGTCTGTTATTGCTGGATGTTTAGATAACCATTGTATTTCTTCTTCTGTTAATCCATGTTGGCGCATTTCCGTAATCCATAAATTAATATTTTGACGATACTTAGACCAAGTTACTAAAGGTGTATCACTTTCTTTATCTGGTGCCATTAATCGAATAACTGAATTTAGAACACTAAGGTCATTAACACTTTTAGGCTTAGATAAAGAAATACCTTGGATACCGCTTTGTTGCTCCATTTGGAACAGAGATAAAATTTTATGCTCCCATACCATTTTCCACATATCTTCAGAAGTTCTATCTAAATTATAAATTCCTATAACTTTTTCATAAGTATCTCGTAACGTAGACTCAATCTTAACATAATTATTCTCGGTTAACAAGTCAAGACAAGTATGCAGCTTATCCATTGCTTCAACCGAGAGTGCATCATACTTAATAAGGCTCACGTCCTCTGAATCGTGGAGGTCGAATTGCGTACATATAGTTCCATCAGGAGCCCGCATTAATCCAGTAGATAAAGTAAAAGGTTCATCAACAAATATAACTCCACCCGCATGAATACCGGTACCACATATTAATCCTTCTATCTTTTGAGCTACTTCCCATAATTCTTTATAGTCTGTATCCATAGCATGAACAAAAGAAGGAATAGGGTGGAAATCTTTTTCTTTATTTCCATAATATACTTCTGATAATGTTCTTATTTGTCCTCTATCTGCGGGAATGAGACCTGCTAAATATTGTGCCTCATTATTATCTATATCTAGTCCTCTTGCCGCAGTTAATATTGCAGATTTAGATTTTTCAGTTCTAAATGTAGTTACATTCGCTACCCTATCTTCGCCATAAAACTCTCTAAATTTACTTAATACTTGCGCTCTTTTACATCCTTCAATATCAAAATCAATATCAAGAACAGATACGCGCTCTGGGTTAAGAAATCTCCAAGCATAAGTTTTAGTTTCTTCCCGCAACGGATTAATTTGTGTAATCCCTAAACAATATAACAAGATAAAACCTACACCAGAACCACGACCTGGACCTACTATGGAGCCAGCTTCCCAACATAAGTCAATAATTTTTTGTAGATTGAGATAATAAGCAGACCAATGCGTATTATTTACATTTGAAGATTCCCAAGTCATTTCAAGATTGCTATTAATTTCATTATAGGCTTTTTGATTTTGTAGATCTTCATGCTTATCAATCCCATCTATAACTGCTTTAACTAATTCTTTATCTCCTATATAAGTAGAATTATTAAAAGTTTCTAACATTGGAATTTTATTTATCCACTCTTGAGTTAAAAAAGTATCATAGTCATTCCATTTAAGACTAGGAATTTTTAAAGGTTTTAATATTGAATAATCTTCACATAAATTTTGAATTTTAATAATGCTATTATAAGCCTTATCTAACTCTTCTCTTGTCAAATCTAAATGAGACTCTAAATCTGCGGTATCCATTAGATAAGTAGTAGCATAAAAAGAGTCTACCTCTCTCTCGCCGTCTTGGGCATGAAGAAAAGCCTTATGAATATTTCTATCTTCTCTTGTAAGATAATGCGAATCACAAGTTATAATATAATCTATATTTAAAGTTTTGGAAATTTCAATTAACTTTTGATTAACATAAGTTTGTTCTTTTGTTGCGGAAGGTTGCAATTCTAAATAGAAATAGTCCTTTCCACCAAAAGTATCTCGCATAAGTTGACTCCAATTAAGAATTTTACTCCATAATTTTTCATCTTGTGTATTTCTATATTTAAGAATTTGAGTTGCAAGCATAGAACCAAGGCAAGCTGTTGATCCAATTATATGACCTGGTTCTTGTCCAATTATTTCTATTATATCTTGATAATATGTAGGTACTCTTCTTAAACCTCTGCTCATATAACTACGAATCCAAGCTCTTGTAGAAAGTTCACAAATCTGCTGATACCCGCGGAGGTCTTTAGCTAAAAGAATAAAATGATAATATTTATCTTCACCAGCAATGAAATTATCATTATTTAAACCATCTCTACACAGATAAATTTCATTACCCATTATAATTTTTAAAGGAATATTCTTTTCTTTTATTTTATTATATATTTTTTCAACTCGTACCGCAGATGCTATTGTTTCGTGGTCCGTAATAGCTAAAACAGAGTGATTTAATTCAATTGCTCTACTTATTAAATCTTCTTCTTTAATAATACAATCACGGATTCGCATGTTTGACATTTGGGTATGATTATGTAAACTTCCTGGATATTGCATTTTATTTCTCCTCTTTAACAAATTCCCAATGATAACCACCTGCAACTTTTCGCTTGCCCCTACATACATCAGGTATATTCCCATCTCTTTTTAACCCGCACCAAGCAGCAGCTAAATGACAAGAATTAAATATTTCTCCAGTTTCTACACAACGTACTTTAAAATATTTTTGTTTTTCTCTAATTTTATTTTTAGTTTCTTCTGATAATGTTTTTCCATACATTGGGTTTAATTTACCATTATGATTATGCTTTCCAATATTAGATTGTCTAATTTTTTGTTTGTGCTCTTCTGTCTTTTGAATATTTTTACCCCCCATAGTTGCGTTATATCCATTTCTATAAGAATCATATTGTTTAATATAATATTCTTCCCAATAATTAGCTTCTTCTAAAGTCAAATTATCTTTTAAGATAATATGTTCAAAATTATCCCAGCCATATTTTTTAATAGCATTATAAAATTTAGTAGAAGTTTTATAGCCTTCTCCTAATTTCCATCTTTTTTCTGGCTTTTGACTAGTTTGACCGACATAAATTTTATTATTTATTTTATTTTTATGAATATAAATACAATAAGCGCTTTCCATAAAAGAAGCCTCCCTTTCTTATATCTTTTCGAGAATAGCTTTTTCAGAATTAATCCAATGAATTAACTCAAAACCCTCTTTATGATAATAATATAAATCTTGTAATGTATAGAATTTTAAAATTATTGTGTATCTATCGCCAGATTTAGGATAGATAACTCTAACCTCTGGAATAATATTTTTATAAAATTCTTTCATAATTATCACCTTTTTTTCTTATAATATATATTATATCATATTTTTTAATAAAAATCAAAAAAGAGTGGCTAGCACCCTTTTAATAATGTTTTTATATCAATGCCTTTAAGTTTAGCATATTCTATCCACGCTTTTATTAATAGCTCTAACTCATAATCCTCTAATTCTAATAAACTTATCCCATCTGGAATAGCTATAACTTCTTCTGTTGGGGAACTTTTAGAAACTAAGTCAAAACAATTACTGACTTGTTGGGCATTTATTTTATTATTATTATATTGTAAAACAATCATTTATTTGATTCAACCTTTCTTCTATTGCTTCTTCCAAGAGATTATAAATATCTTGTTTATAAATATTATAAACTTTTCGTTTGGTATGATTTGGCATACTTTTTAATTGATTTATACGAAGAGTTTCTTCTGCAAATTTTTCTATTTCTTCCATTACTTTCCTCCTAATAGCAATTATTCTTGCCTGGTTCCAATCCCATACAAATTGGCTGGTTTCCGCATCTCTTACACTGTTCTTTATATCTAGGTTGAAATATAGGAGCATATAAAGTGCCTTCTTCCAAAACATTTAATTTAAGAGAACGAGCATAAATACTTTGCTGAGTTTTTATTTGATCCTGTGCTTATTTTAACTCCATCTTTAATAAAATTACTTCCAGTTTCTATAAATGTAAACTTCGTGCAGGCGGCGGTGCATTGCTCGCTAAGACTAGCTACCCATTCATAATGGCAAGGTCTTGAACCTCCATAATTCTCGCCTCCGCTATTTACATTCATAATAAAACCTTCCGCAAGATATTGTTCAATATGAATTTCACTTAATAGCGGCGCGCACATTATACCTTTATACTTAAAAGGCAGTTCCCGCAATATAGGGATTCTTTCATCTGCTCGCTTTTGATTTTCACAAGTTACATTTATCATTACATTACTTAATGGATGCTCATTCCACCAAGATGGTAGACATTCCATAACTCGTTCTGGTCTTTTGGTAAGTAAATAAAATAATACGTCAGGACGTTTTGCCATCATATTCCAACATTCATTTCTAAATTGATCTAGTCCTTCAAAGAAAAAATCTGAGTTCATGCAGACACGAAGGCACATTCCCACAGGCACTTTATAATTACCTTGCCTATCTTTCTTGATAGGATAATCAAATTGACTTGTTAATTTCTTACATTCAAAAAAATCTCTTTTATATCTATCATCTATTGTTTTTGCATAACAGTGTTCGCAACCTTCGCTCTTGCCTTTGCATCCATGTACTGGATTCCAGATATCATATGCCATATTATTCTCCTTTATCTCACTAAAACAAGTTTCTCTGCGCTACGAGTCGCAGCTGTGTATAACCATCGTCTATGCTCTTCTTTATCAAAAGGAAAATTTTCTTCTATAACTAAAATTTTATCCCATTCTGAGCCTTGCGCAGCGTGACATGTCAATGCATAGCCATAAGTAGCTTGCTTTGGAAGAATATCCCCTATTTTATTTTTCATTTTACCTAATTGATAAGATACTCTCCAATCAACACAAGGTGCTTCTGTTAATAAGAAATCTTTATCAATTTCTAATCCATCAAAAGAAGCTCCACCATCTGGTATAAAATTACAGCCGATAAGAGGAAGATCTCTTCTATCATTTTTTATTTGATGAGGAAGTCGTACAAAACTCTCATAAGGATTCTCTACTATACCTGTAATACCATTAACTAAAGGTTCTCCATCTTCATTAAATAAATCCCAATAGTTACGTTTTACTACAATACGTTCTCCGTTTTGAAGAGTTCCATGAAAACCAAGCAAATCTCGCATCTGTTTATTAATGGCATGTCTTTTATTATTGGTTGCGCATAAGATACTGTCCGCCCAAAGTAAATGTCCTGTATTAAGCTCTTCTTTTGGCATTACTATTGCATCATTACCTTTATAATATCCTATTGGTTCTCCATTGCGGATTTTCATAGTAAGCTGAATAATGTCAGATTCTGCGGCTTGGCGCATAACCTGGTCTAAGAATACATCAGGTTTGTTTAATAATCCATTATCTGCGTCCTTATCAATTGGCGGAAGCTGTCCAGGGTCCCCTAGAAATAGTACAAAGACTCTATGGCATAGTAACAATTCTACCATAGGTTTAGGTACCATAGAAATTTCATCTACTATGATGATTGAATACTCTAAGTGATCTTTTGGTTTACGAAAAAATCCTCCGCCTGGACGGGGAAAACTATCATAGAGTAGCTTATGTAAAGTCATTGCATTAGGGTTTCCTTTCTTACGCAAAACCTCCGCCGCTTTACCTGTGTACGCCGCATATGCAATTCTGTCCTCTGATACATCTAGTGCTTCTACGATAAAACGAACTAGAGTCGACTTACCTGTACCTGCATACCCCGCTATAATAGCACACCTCTCATGATTCTTATACTTGGATATTACTGT